ATATAGACGCAGAAGATGATGATATTCTCCCATACTATGAAACATATGCAAAGAAAAAGTTTCCATATTACAATGTTTATATAAAAGTAACTCCATCTCCTGCTGAATTAGATAATATACAAGATCAAGTAAAAGAGCAAATGAAAGATATTGAACAAGAGATTTCAGTATCTTTACAAGAAAAAGAACTTCAGATACAGCAAGCATTAGAAGCTGGAGAGATTATTCCAGAAAGAGCTCGACTTGAAATTGAGAGAGCAAGAAAGATGTCTGCTCAAGCTATTGAAGAACAACGTATGCAGTTGATGTCGCAGGCCCAAGATGCAGCTACAATCATTAAACAACAAGTAATGTCTGAAAAAGATTATAAGATTCTTGCAGAAAACAATACATCTAAATCAAAGATAATAGATGCTGTAAGATTTCATGAAAATAGAATTGTTCTTACTTGTAGTGTAGCTGACGATATATTTTTATATGAACAAATTATTAATATAAGTGAATATCCTATAATTCCTATTCCTTATATGTACACAGGAACCCCATATCCGATGAGTGCAGTTGTACCTTTAATAGGAAAACAACAAGAAATAAATAAGTCTCATCAGATAATGCTACATAATGCAAATCTAGCTTCTAACCTTAGATGGTTATATGAAGAAGGTTCGGTTCCAGAAGATGAATGGGAGCAGTACTCCTCCTCACCCGGTGCCTTACTAAAATATAGACAGGGCTTCAATCCTCCGACTCCTGTCTTACCTGCTCCCATTAATAATGCTTTTTATACAGTTGTTCAAGAAGGTAAGGCTGATGCAGAATATATAAGTGGAGTACCATCTGCTATGATGGGATTTGCTCAAGAACAAAATGAAACATACAGAGGATTACTTGCTAACGATGAGTTTGGAACTCGTAGATTAAAAGCATGGATGGGCAGTATAGTAGAACCTTGTTTAGAACATTTAGGTAGAGTCTTTAAAGATATGTCTCAGAAACACTATACAGTTGAAAAAGTATTTAGAATTGTACAGCCTGAAGCTGGTCAAAATCCACAAGACCAAGAAAAAGAACAAAGAATTAATGTTAATATCTATAATGATTATGGTGAGCAAATAGGTAGATATAAAGATTATGCGACTGCTAGATTTGATATAAGAATAATAGCAGGAGCTACAATGCCTGTAAACAGATGGGCCTTATTAGAAGAATATTTTAAATGGTTCCAAGCTGGATTGATTGATGATATAGCTATGATAGGTGAAACTGACATAAGAGGTAAAAAGCAAATTGTTGAAAGAAAATCACAGTTAGCTCAAATACAAGGACAGTTACAACAGATGGAAGAAGCTATGAAAGATAAAGAAGGAACGATTGAAACCTTAGAACGTCAATTAGTACAGGCTGGTATTAAGATGAAAGTTGGAGATGCATCTAATGAAATAAGAAAAGATGTACTAGAGACTGAAGCGCAACAAAAACTATTAAGAGGAATGTTAAAATCAGAGTTTGAAAAGATACGGACTGAGATGAAAGCAAACATGAAAGTTGCTGAAACAAATGCCTTAAAGGACTCTGATAAAGCAGCAAAAGAATAGTTGTATCTTTTATATTTAATAAATTAAATTTCTTTTTAACTAAATGGAGATTAGTATGGATCAAGAACAAGTAGGCAACGCTAATGTAGCCCCTGAAAGTGAGAACGTACAACAACCTGCAGAAGATGTTTTTAGCTCTGAAGATTTTTTTGAATCTTTAGATGAGAGTGTTAACTCAGGGATTTTAGACGAACCTTCGCAAACAACCTCGGAAGAAATAAGTGTTAATACACAATCGAGCCCTAGTGAAGTTCAGCCGCAAGATGACAATGAAGTCTTGCAAAAGCGATATAGCGATTCAAGTAGAGAAGCTAAAAGACTCAATGGAAAACTAAAAGAAATTGAGCCTTACATGCCGATTCTAGACGCTATGCGCGAAGACCCCAATTTAATTAATCATGTGAGAAATTATTTTGAGGGTGGTGGTCAGACACCTGCAACAATGGCAGATAAACTTCAATTACCTGAAGATTTTGTGTTTGATTCTGATGAAGCTTTTTCTACACCTGAATCTGATTCTGCTAAAGTGCTAGGAGCTACTATTGATGGTATAGTCAATCGCAGGCTAAATGGTGCTTTACAAAGTCAGAAATCTGAAAACCAAAGATTAACAAAAGAAAGCTCTTTTCGTCAAAAGCACGAGCTGAATGATGAACAGTGGGAAACTTTTGTTGACTTTGCTAAGTCTAAATCACTTGAGTTAGATGATATATATTATCTGATGAATCGTAATAACAGGGATGAGAAAATAGCTGATAATACAAGACAGGAAATACAGGACAAAATGAGACAAGTTCAAAATAGTCCTTCCACTCTTGCAACAGCAGGATCAACACCAGTAGAATCTTCAGCAGATGATTCAGTCTTTGATGCCATTTTAGGTTCTGACAATGAACTAGAAAAGGCTTTTGGTATGTAAAAATACTTTAAGCCATTAACTCTTAACAAAAAGGTGATAAAATGGCTGATGTATTTAGCTTAGGTACCTATTCTGATGTAGCTCATACTCCATCGGATGGTACTAGTAAAGACACAGGTGACCTTAGACGAAAATATAATTTCGGAGATAGAGTTTCTGAGCTTCAAATAGCTCAAGACCCTTTCTTTCGATTTGTATCTAAAGTTGCCAAAAAGCCAACAGACGACCCAGAGTTCAAATTCACTGAGCGCAGACCTTCTTATCATAAGCGTTATTCTTATGTAATTGGGGCTGTAAACGCATCAGGAGCAGACTATTTTGGAGATTCCGAAATAATTGCTACTAATGATGCCGGTGCAGGAACATCTGTTGCTCAAGGAGATACTGTTAAATTGTATATGGCTGGAGATTATAAATCTGGCGGTAATTTGCAGAATGTCTATGGGAATACGGATAATGATTGGTCTGTTGGAGCTACTGGAACAAGACCTGCTTTCTTTTTACCTGGTCAAGTAGTTAAAATACCTATGACAAGTGCCACTGATGGTACTCTATGGGGAAAAGACTACATCCTAGTAAAAATAACTGCAGTGACTGATAGCTTAACGAAAGACTCAAAAGAAGCTGTTCTTATAGAAGGAACAGTTGCTAAAGCGTCTTCATCATGTGGTGAGTTTGCTGGTTGGCATACAAACGACTTTAGTCCATCTGGCGATTCTGCCGGTGACGAAGTTGTTGCTGATAAAAGCATTGCTCTTAAACTTGAAACTGCTCGTTCTTATGTAGTTGGTTCTGCTCATGCACAAGGTACTGGTTATCCAGAAACTTGGAAAGATCAACCTTTCTCAACTGGTTTTGGGTTAACTCAAATTTGGAAAACATCTATGGCAATGGATAACACAACTCGTGCTACTGTTCTCAAGTATGAACCAAATGAGTTTGCTAGAATCTGGCGTGAAAAGCTGATTGAACATAAGTGGGATATTGAAACATCATTATTGTTTGGTTCTCAGGGATCAGTTGATGATGTACAATATACTCAGGGAGCTGTTGATTTTATTGTCAATTATGGCAATATCTTTAGTGGTTCAGGAATGGGTTCAAGTGGAACTAAAGCTCAAGATGATTTTCTTGATGATATGAGTAATTTCCTCGATCCTCGATATAACAACTCAAACGCTACACTGTTTATGGTTTCAACTGATGTATATAATTGGTTGCATAAACTAAGTGGTTACTTTGCTGCTAATATTAAACAAGTGGGTGTAGGATCTGGTAATGATCTTGGACGTGCTGACTTTAGTATTGGTAATAAGAAAAGCGTTTTTGGTGTAGATATTACACAGATTTATACTCCGTATGGTGTTATGAATGTGTCTCGTAATATTCACTTAGACTCAACTGCAATTAAGATGTTGGCTATTAACATGAAACATTGTAAGTATAGACCTCTCGTAGGTAACGGATTAAACCGTGATACTGCAGTTTATGTTGGAGTACAGACTCTTGAGAACAGTGGTGTTGATCGCAGGGTTGACTTAATTCAAACAGAAGCTGGGATGGAATGGCAGATGCCTGAAGCCCATGCTGTATGGAAATAGGAGGTATCAATAATGGGTATACCTTTATATGGTCAAAACAAAGCTGGTAATGCTTTAGGATCTGCTGTAAGTAGCAGTGGATATAAGGAAATAACAGTTGTTACTGCCGGTGATGCATCGCATACACTATCAGAATCAGATGGAGGCATAATTTTTATTAATTGTGCTCTTGCGTCTGGAGCTGTTATACAGTTACCACAAGCAAAACCATCTAATATTGGGTTAAAATACAGAATATTATTTGGCGGAACAATGGCAGCAGCTTGCTCTATTGATCTTCCAAATGCTTATTCAGCAGTTTATGCAGGTGTTATT